CAGTGGTATTAAATTTTGCAACAGACGCTGCGGTGAAATCGGCGGGGCTAACAGTGCCAATTGTTTTTTCAGGTTTTGTTACCGCTATTAAATCAGATTGATCACCACTAAGATTAAACGCTTTAAGAGATGCGGGTGTGTATTTTGACGCATCAATAGGCGCAAAAGCAGTGTTGCGTTGGTTAAGTAATGCTTTGTATTGCTCTCCCAATAACGTCATCTGTTCTTTAACGCCGGGTAAATCTGAAAATTCTGCTAGCTTTGCATACTGAGTTTCTAAGGCTTTTATTGCGTCTACTTTGGGTGCTACGCCAAGCTGATTGACAGGCGCAGCCGGGGGCGGCATTAGTTGGTTCATTACCGGCGCTGGCGCTGGCGCAACTGTCGGTTTAGCTAAATTAAGAGGCGGTACATTAGGCTGGTTGAACATGGGTACGTTTTGATCCATACCATACGTGCCCGAACCCAAAGCGCCCGGCGCAGCAGCAGCAGCAGGCATAGTAGGCGCAGCAGCAGCCTCAGATGCAGGCGTAACAGGCGTGCCATAAATGCCAGCTTTCTTTGCCGCATCTAAGCGTAGCAAAGATTGCAACCCCGTTACGCCATGTTGCGAAATTTGAGGGTTTCTGTTTGTTGACATTATCCGAAACGCTTGCATCAAATCCGGCGGGCCACCATTTTTTTCTATAGCGTCTTTCATTTGGCTAACGTAATCTTCATCTTGTCGAAGTTGACGTTGCGCCTGATCCATTTGCATTTGCGCGCTTTGTTGTTGCATACCGGCAGCGCGTTGCTGGGCTTGTGAGGCCAAAATGTTTTGTACTTGGCCTTCGCGTGCCAATGGATCAGCAAGCTGAAGCGGCTGAACCCCAAGAGCAATTCGTGTATCTAGTGGCATGATTGCTCCTTACGACCGTAGTCCAATTGATGCGTTATACCCGGCGTATGGTTCACTCATTAAAGAACTACCGCCGTAAGACGCAGGAGGCCGCAGTCTATTTAAATAGTCTTGTCCTTGGCTATAGTTTAAATACGACCCTAAACCGCTAGTAAGCGCATTTGCACCACCAACGTAGCCGGACGCGCGGGCATTGGCACCCCCCATATATGCTTCACCAGCGCCTGTACCGTATGACTGCCCAGCACTGCCTAAATTACTAGCAGTAGTTTGTCCCACACCAGCTAATGATTGCAACGGGTTAAGCAGGGCTGCACGTTCAGTCTGGTAACGGTTAAAAGCATTTTGGTACTCTTGCGAACCCATGTCTTGGCCGTAACGAGTTGCGGCCTTCAAAGCCCCGCCAGAGATTAGACCTCCCCTTGCAGCGGCTTGACGATCAAGTGCTTTTTGGCCTTCGCCTAAACGGAATGCGTAGCCTGGGTCTGCTTTATATTGATCCATCCCAAACGGCTTGTAATCAGCCGCAGCGGTCAATTTGTTAAGCGCCCCTACTCCAGCCTCTAAAAAAGGTTGTTGCCGCTGCACATTTTCTTGGTACATTTTGTACTGCAATTCAGCAGCGCGGTCAGCAGCGCTTGCTTGAGTGTCAGCGGCTTTGCTGGCGGCATTTGCACTAAGCAACGAACTACTAAAAATTGCGGCGGGAAGCATCCAAGCGGCCATATTAATTCTCCTTAATTAAATCTTGCGCTATTAAAAACACTTGCGCCATGTCGTGCGGTTCTGTCAAAACTTCATCAATCGCGTCTTCATCAGTGCAATCAGTAGCGTGTATGCAATACCACACCACATCTGTAAGCGATTTTACGCCGTGGTGAGCGTTTCCTTCAATTGTTAAACAAGCAGGCGCGTGGATAATTTCTTTTTTGCCATCAACAATTAACTCTATAGACCCACTTGCTAAAATGGATAGATGTGAAAACGTATGTTTATGGTGTAACAGTAAATAATCTGCTGGCATCCGCATTTCTTTAGCGTACACACCTGAACTAAAGTGGTGGTGAATCATCAAGTCACCTCACGCCCAGAAACACGGATGTTGATTGCGCTGGCAGTGCCAGCAATGGTGCTGATAAAGTCGCCAACACCAAGCACTTGACCCACCAGTTCAGGGAAGGTGTAGACCTCAGACGCTTGCAAAGTCTTGGTCTTGGTAATCAAGTTGGTGTTACCGGCAGAACCAGACACGGTGACCAAGTTGACGCTGATCGTAGCTGCCGTGGCAGTTATGTTAGTCGCGGTGAACTTGTCGATGATGGCCGTGACGCCAGTTGCGGTGTACTGGGTTGTTTGCGAACTTTCGGCAAACTTTGCGGCTACAAGGACTTTTACTGATACGGTCATGGTTTACTCCAAAAGCAGGGTGTTGTTAGCGGCCTGTTGCATAATGACCCAATTGGTGCCGTCAGACACCATTGTCGCCCAATTTCCTACAACTGCCAAGAGGATTGCGGTGCCAGCCGTCGTGCTGTCAATCAGCACCACATTGCTTGATGCAGACACCAAGGTCTGAGCCTGCAAGTTTTTAAAGATCAAATAACGGCCAGAATATGCAGACGCCGAAGGCAAGGTTACTGTGCAAGTTGATCCTGACTTGTTATTGATAAGCCAAGTCTCGTTAGCGGCGACAGTAAAGTCAGCGGTCTTGGTAACTGGCGCACTTGAGAGCGCCGCAATGCTTGCGGTAATTAGGCCAACGTCAACAATCGGCTGCACTTGCAAAGCCTCAATCTGCTTTTGCATTTCAGCAGTCTGAGATACCAAGGCAGAGCAACAGTCGCCCAATACGTCAGGCGCAGGCAAAGTAACCACTGGCGGCAGGGTCTGCAATTCTTGATTGACCGAGCGAAGCGCCGCATCGTAGGACGCAAGCAAAGACTCGGAGCTAAATGTAAGCCCTGAATCGTCAATAACCGCCGAAGCAATGTTATTGAGCGACAAGAAAAACAAGTACCAAGCGCGGTCAATCAGATTCGTGCGGGGGTCAATCAGCGGCACGCGCGGCGGCGTGATCGGCGTTGGCGTAGCGTTAGGGCTAGGCATTTGTTGGACTCAAAATGAGTTCAGCGCCCATGATTGTAATTTTTACAGGGTCAGTGCCCGACAGTTCATACACACGGTCGCGCAGCTTTAAAGTCATGCCCAGCCGACGCCAAAAAGTTCGGTGACCATACGCACCAATTTTGCCAACTGGTGACCAATGTTCGTTGCTCCAAGTATGACCGCCGTCATCTGACCAGCGCAGCATAACTTCAGGGTCGTAGCCTGGTGCAGCAAGGTAAGCCGTGGTCACTAAGTTGTACCCGCTAATATCGGTATCCGACAGTTCGTATTGGCCTAAAGGTTCAGAGCCGTCCCCGGCCTCGGTAGTTAAAGTAACGCCCGATTGCGTTGTTAAAAACGTTTGTACGTATTCAGCTACAAGGTCTAACCCTGATTCAGTGTCAATATTTTCGCTATCATACGCAGGATACAAATTTAGCCCCACGCCCGTTTCGCAGTCCAGTTGCAAGCTGTGATGCGCCGTGCGCTTTAAATTGTTCTGGCCGGTGGGCAACGCTCTCCATGAGCGCAACCATTTTTGAATTCCGCCGTTGTCCGAATAATCGTCCAAGTCAAACGCATAGATGTTGCCGTTCTCAAAGTCGCCGACAACGATCTTGTTGTTAAACGCCATTTGGCAGTTGCTGCGGTGACGGGTAAATTCACCGTTGTCAAAGCCTGCACGCTCATGCCAGGCTTGCGTTGCCGCGTCATAAACCCAAGTGGTATTGGCAGTAGGAAAAATCAACACATAAAAACTGTGGCCGTCTTGTTGGTAGGTGTACGCAATAGCGTCCGTTAAGTCAGCGTATTGCTGAATCTGCCACTCAACAGCATGGGTAGAAATGCGAACGCCCGAATAGCCATTGGCACGGTAGACAATACCTTGACCACGGCGGTCACGGCCAAGCCAAAAAATGCCGTTGTCCATCTTGGCTATAGAGAAGGGAGCAGCGCAACCTAACTCGTTAAACGCGCCTTGGATGCGTTGCAGGGGGAAGTCTGTAGCGCCAGAGTCGTACCAGACCTCAATCGAGTTTGTGCCAAAGGCCCACACCTCGCGGAAGTTGGACGTTACGGCCAGTAAACCGTCAGGTGAGCCTTCGGTGCTGACAAACTCTAGTGGGTCTATAGATGTCCCGTCCAGCAACTGAGTTACCCACATCAATTGGCTGTTTGGTTGGTTGAACACAAAGTAGCCGTCTAGGTAACAGACAGTTACAGCGCCTGGGAAGTCAGGGTCAGTGATCTGACCAAAGACGTTTGTGGTGTTGTTGTAGATGTAACTTGGGCCATTGGCCGCAATAAACAACTGAGTGCCATTGTCGGCCAAACTAACAGGGCCGGTGCCAACTACCGTGCCAATAAGCGTAGCAACATACGAGGTGGTGATCTTGTACAACTCGGTGCCCGACACCACAAAGGCCGTGATGTCGTTAGATGAAAACGCCCACAGCCCTCGAACTGGGCCGGTGCCTACCGTTGAAAGTAAGTTTAGTCCAGGTGCTCGGTTCAGAAAGCCGGGCTCTTTGCCTGCCTCGGGCACAATCTCAGGAAACAGGTTAACCATGCGGGCATCCGCAGCATTGACGCTACGTGTTACATAGGTTGAACCAAGGATGGGCGTTTTCATGCGACGTAACTTGGATACCACTTAGTTGTCGTAACGTCGTAAGTCATTGTTAATGCCTTACTAACCACCGCTGTGCCCGCTAAAGCAATATTTCCCGCTGTTGTCCAAGTAAATATGCCAGTTGGAATTAACGTAATTGCGCCGCCCCCAGTAGAAATTGGCGCGGCAGCGGTGATATTCACAACTGCCGTTGTTCCTGAAACAAACGCAATTGGGGTTGTTGGGGCAATAGTTGTTGCGCTTGCAATCGTAGGAGCCGCAGCGCTTACGGCGCTAAAGCTACTTAGCGAAATGCTTGTGCCTGTGGCTGCGCCAAGAACAGGGGTTACCAAAGTTGGCGTAGTCGCAAATACGGCAGACCCTGTACCTGTTTCATCCGTCAAAGCCGTTCGTAAGTTGGCGCTGCTTGGTGTTGCCAAAAATGTAGCTACGCCAGTACCTAAGCCGCTTACACCGGTTGCAACAGGTAACCCCGTGCAATTGGTCAAAACGCCGCTTGCAGGCGTACCAAGCGCGGGCGCAACCAATGTTGCATTGGTAAACAGCAGTGCGTTAGTGACCTGTTTAGTCGTGCCGCCTTGCACAATTGGCAAGACATCACCAACGGCAGCAGCAGTTGCGACGGGAAGAGATGAGATTGCGATAGTTGCCATGTTAGTAGTTTCCTGCGTAAATGTTAAAGCGTTGACGAGTCGCCACAATGGCGTAAGGCATAGACATCACATCGTCAGGGTTGTTGATGCGTTTCAGATTGCGTTTGCTGGTCATAGCAATGCGCTGCACTTGGGGGCTGGGCTCTACGCCAAACTCAGGGGCTATTTCGCAAGCCAAGTTGTAAGTAAAAGCCCGCAAGTAGCCAGGTGGGAACAGGATGTTGGTCGCCAAGTTGGCAGGCTGAGTCAACTCTTCAACGCTGATAAAGTGCCACTCCAAGTCCCGTGTGGGCTTGGGATAAATGTACATATCCACATCAGGATACGTCATGTTGATAAACAGCACTTGCGGATAAGTAGACGTAACTGTCTTAACAGCAATACCATCGTACTGCTGCTGATTGATCATTTTTATGCCAAAGCTGACGTTGGTGCCTGGGTCGCGGTAGTAGGTCGCGTCATCCAGCAAGATGGGCCGGTTGCCTACGAAATTACCTGTTGGGCCAAGGGTACGGTTGATAAAGCCAGCAGGCCAAGTAAACACCTGGTCTTGAGTGCTGAACACCGACAGCCGCTCAGTATTCCAGCTATCAATCATCTGGTTGAGCGCCATCAAGCTATCTTGCGACACTGACGCAGAAGTAGTTTCGCCTTCAGCCAGCACGCCAAGCAATCGAAGGGCTCGGTTAATCTGATCGCCAGCGGTGTATGTCGCCATGACTAGGCTCCTTCGGGTTCGGTTCTACGACGGCGCTTTACTTCCAGTGCGTTAACAGGAGCCGCCTCGGTAACTTTGGGCGTATCCTGAGTATATCGTGTCCAGCCGTTTTGTTCATCGTATTCGGCTTCAAGTTCCATAGTGGCAACTTTGCGGCCATGAACGGGGTGAGCGAGGTATATTTCCATAAATGAAAGGGGAGGTTTTTGGCCTCCCCTTCCTCTTACGCTTGAGCAACGTGAATCA